ACTTACAGGAAGTCCTAAAAATTCAGATTCTATTTGTATACCTAAAAAATCATCTTCAAATGTAGTACTACCAGGTATTACTTTAGCACCTTCTTTAAAAAAGTGATTACCCATATTTTCAATCTGATTCTGAAGAATAGATTGCATGGTTGTGAGTTCTCTTGCTTGAACAGGAAAACCAGGTTTATATAATACTTTATAATATTTACTAGACGGCTCAAAATCATCAAAATAAGGAGCAACGTTTAGATTAGTTTCCTGAGGCATGATTTTTTAGAATTGCAAGATTATTTTAAGGTCTTCTTTTTGAGAACTGGATCTAGTTATAGAAGGTCTATTGTCTACATATACCACTTCACCAGAATATTTTTTAATCTCTGGTTGAGCAATACCACTAACAAAGTTTTGACCCAAATAATATGTCCTATTATTTATTACTGTTGAAACACCTTGGAATCCAGTGTCAATTCCAACAGCTACACTACCACCATTGATGGTATAACTTCCACCTGTAGCAGTGCCAGGTGCCTCTATGAGGTGTGAAAATCTATTTACCCTAAAACCATATATTGGGTTAGGTTCAGCAAGTCCAGTGGATGTAAATCCAGCAGTTGTTCTATCTTGCCAATACTTTAATACACCTGTATTTTGATCATATGATATCACTCTACCAACAGCAGTAGATCCAATACCTACTGTTTGAGTAATGAAAGAATCAGGAGTAAAGACTGCTGAACTATATCCAGCACCTGCTAATCTTAAAGCATATACAGCACTTGCTTTTTCAGATATTAACAACTCATCAGATCCTTGAGCTTGAGGGTTCTTTAAAATACCAACTCTAGCAAATTGTTGTCCTGTAACAAAGTCTGGGTTTTCTGAATCATTTTCAAAACGAGCATATGCTAATGCATTTAATGCACCTAATTCTAGATAAACATCTTTTCCATGTCCACCTGGTGGAGGTATGATCACATTAAATGTAGGTGTTGTAGTTCCTGTAGGAACTCCACCTGCTACTAGGTCAACACTACCAAAAGTATATCCAGATCCACCATCTGAAACTGTGACTGTTTCTACTTTTGAATCATTATTAACTACAATGGTTGCTTTACCACCTTGACCATCTCCCATGATGGGAACATTTGTATAGGTTATATTAGCAGTTCCAAGACCAACTCCTCTATTTGTAATAGTACAAATTTTAAGTTGACCACTAGCATCTGCATTTTCTCTTATAGGAGTATATGTTGCATTAGTAAACCAATCATCAGGAACAGGAATATAATCAGTTGAATCAAATTTTATTGCATCACTTGGTCTTATTGTATAAAGATACTTCCAAATATATCCATCACCACTACTACCAGCAGCTCTTGGTTCTAGATCTGTGAATGTTGGTTCATCTAATGAAGGACCACCCTGATTATTATTTTCAGGATTAGCATTATTGAATAAACAAATATAAACTCTATAATCTGAGTTGATTATATAATAGTTTGCAGAATAGATATCAAAAGCACCAGATGGTTGAGATGCATTATCTCTTGTAATATCATTTCTCCACATATCATATGTCACACCAGATTGCCATCTTAACTTTCTAACCACCTGACTGATATCAGCAGGAGTTAATTCTTTTCACTGCCAACATAGTATCATAGTAATCATCAGATTGACTAAAAGCATCCTTTGGTGCAGGAGGATCTGAATCCCAAGTGGATGAATAATTTCCAGCATTAGGCAGACCAATAAATGCATAGTAAGAGTTTGCACTGGATTGCACACCAGATACAAAGTTACTTGCATTCACTATTCTCAGTTGATCAGTTATTATCGCTGCCATTTTTTAAAGTTTTCTTTTTATTTATAGGGTTTAGATTGAAGGATAGATGACTATTGATCCAACCATTCCAGAATGACTAGATGCACAAGCATAATACAAGGTATTTGGTGCTGAGAAAGGAACTTCAAATTTGATAACTCCTACTGCTGCTGCAGAATTAGTAATTCCTGTGGTATAAACATTACTAGCATTGTAAGTTCCTGAACTAGTCTGAATAGCAAATCCATGTCCAGATGCATTCATATTAAACTGATAAGTTTGTCCTCTAGCAAGATATAGAGTTGAGTTTGATGCATTAGATAATCCACCAGGTCCATTAAAGATGTAGTTACTAGAACCATTATTAGTAACTGTCCATTCAGCAGTTACAAACTTTCCATCTCCACCACCAACATATGATTTAGCAGTTACAATACCAGTTACATGACCTGCATCAATATTGTTCTGGTCAATAGTAACACCAGATCCAACTATGACCTTACCAGTTACTCCACTATTGTTTTTACTGACTAATTCTAACCAGTTTCCACCATGTGCATAATACATTAAACCTGTATCATGTCCATGAGCAACAGCACCATGATATGTAGATGCTGATGGGAAATCACTTACTTGAGCATAATAGAATGGAATTACATTATTTGTTTGAATACCAACTATCTGATGATTTATATCAGCAATAGCACCATTTACAACTAATCCATTATGAACAGTTGCTGATCCACTAACATCTATATTTGCATTAACATCAGCATTACCACCAAAGGTTGATACTCCACTTACATTAATTTGATTTACTGTGAGACCACCAGTGATATTACCACCACTATTAACATCTATAGCACCAGCAAATGTAGAAATACCAGATGAATATTCACCAACAACTAGAGTATTTGTCCTGATATCAGTTGTATTAGCAGTACCAGCACTAACTGTGATTGTTTTTGTAGCACCAGATCCTGATGCGACTACACCAGATCCTACAAAGTTTAATGTTGTTCCTACAGTTGATAATGCACTTCCTTCATCTTGAACTGTAACACCACCTCCACCTCCACCTAATCCAACACCATAACCTGTGATGTTAAGTGTAGAAATACCAGTGACATTTGCACCATTACCATGTAAGAAGTTTGTATAAACATCAGTTGCTTGTAATGAAGTTGCACCAGTAACAATACCAAGAGTTGAAATACCTGGTACAGCAAGACCAGTAGTAACACCAATTATATTGAGACCTTTTGTATGTGCACCTACAAATAATGTATTTACAGTAGCAAGACCCACTACATTTAAATCATCAAAATCATTTGGAGGATCAGATATAGCATTTTCTATTGTTAGTTTAGTTGTAGCATCTAATGTTGCTATATTCTTTAACTGTCTAGCACTACTAACTACTTCATTAGCACCCACTGAGTATGATGTTCCTGTTACTATTCCAGATACAAAAGCACCTGCTGCATTGAATATGTGAGCACCTAAAGTTGCAACACCTACTACAATATTAGGTGTTCCTAATAATCCATATGCTAAGTCTGCTCTAGTGGCAGATGATGCAGTTCCAGTAACATTACCAGTTAGAGCACCTATAAAGCTAGTTGCAGTTATAACACCAGCTTGACCAGCATCAATACCAGCAGAGTGCATGGTGATTGCTGTTCCAACTACAGCAGTGGTTAATATACCACTATTAATATTTGCTGTGCCAGCATTTATTGTAGTAATGTTTGCACTGGTTATAGAACCAAATCCAATACTAGCAGTGTCAGATATAGCAATAGCAGTGGCAGCAATACCAGTATGATCTAGGAATACAGTGTTTAAACCAACAAAATGATCAGTTTCAGTTACATTTTGAATTGCTAAAGTTCTAGCAGTTACACCAGCTGAGACATTAATACCATCTTCAGAGGTTGTAACTATACCAGCTACCTTAATAGTTTCATTTGATATTATATTACTTGCAGTCATTACACCTGCTACAGTGTATCCAGCATCAGAGAATGTATTGATACCTGCTAACTTTGTAGTTCCTGTTATTGTTCCTACGCCAGTTACTTGGAAGTTGTTTGCATTTATATTGGCAGTGTTTGCTAATCCAGTTATAACAGGTGCACCAAAAGTGGTGCTTATGCTTAGAGGTCCTGATACTGTAATAGAACTAACAATTCCTACAAATAAATTTGTTCCATCTCCTATTTTAGTATAAACTTCATCAAAATTTGAATTAACCTTAACGGCACCATCTAAAAGGCTGTCACCTGTTCCATCATTGGGCGTGGTTCCTGTACTAATTCCTAATTTAGCCATTATTAATTTAAAGGTTTTCCGTAAATGTATTTATTATGTCGCATAGTCCCTAAATTCTAGAGGTTTAGATCTAGAGATTATGGTAGATGTTGTTAATCCTATAGCACCATTTCTAGTGTAAGCATCAAAGTTGTTTGATTGATCTCTGGCAACTACAATCTTACCCCAACTATAGTTAGCCCAGTAAGAGGAAGGTAATATTGCACCTGTATAGGTTTCAGTTGATCTAGTATCAAAAGTAGCAGTTCCTACTCCAATATTAGCAGAGTCAAAGGTTAATATTGAGGATGAGAAGTTATCTGTACTTAATCCAGCAACATTAGTAAATACTCTTCTTATATTAGTTGTACCACTTCCTACAGTAGCAATACCAATGGATGTATTTGAAACAGTAACAACCTCAGTGCTTTCCACTTGATATACATTATCTAAGAAGGAGGTGGTTGTTCCAACTATCACAGAAGTATCAGTTGCTCCTCTAGTTTCTAGAGTTCCAAATGCTTTATTTATTTGAAGTGTGCAATTTGAACCAGGTGATACATTGAGAGTTAGTGTATCATCAAGTTTGTAACCAGATCCTTGATTTCTAATAACAACTGCAGTTATAACACCACTTGCTATTGTTAAATCAACTGTTAATCCATTTCCAGTACCACCTGCAGTTGCAACATTTAATCTAGTTCCACTAGCATCACCATCTGCAGTTTTATATCCAGATCCACCATTAGTTATAACAACACTAGTTGGTGTATTAACACCCTCACCTCTGGTAAACAGATGATTACTATTAGTAATCACAAAGAAGTCACCAGTACTAATTCCACTAACTGTAACTGCAGATCCAACTGCTGCTGTTGCTCCAGAAGCATCTCTCAATATAGAGTCTTCAGATATAAAGAAGTCAAAGATT